CAAAGCAGACCGTAACGTTTGACGGTAAGGAAATGACACGCTACGACGCAGAGGAAAAGCTGCGCTATATGGAGCGCAACGTCCGCAAGTACAAGCGGCGCGCAATCGTGCAAGAGGCCGGCGGCGTGGATAACACCGCAGCACGCGCGAAAATTGGCGAGTGGCAGCAGCGGGCGCGCGACTTCACAAAGCAGACCGGCATAGCACGCGACACGGCGCGGGAGTTTGTCGGCACGATAGACGGCAAGCAGCCGCGGGCAATTCTACCGCCGAAAAAATGACTATAACCACATGAGAATAATTAGCGACGAGTTATACGCGCGCCTAGTGAAAATACTAGCGCAGGACGAGAAAGTAGCCGTATTTCAGCAGCTACTACTCTCGCAGAAAGCAGAGCCGACCGCAGAGCCGGACAAAATCGAAACAGAAAGCGAGGTTAAATAATGGCATACGCAAGAGTAACACCACGCGCCCGACAAGGTACAACGGGCATTAACGTAGAGGCCGACGTTTTAGCAGGCGCCGGCGTTTGGATAAACCCGCCGGATCGCGTAGCGGCAATCACAGTCGCCGTTCATATTCCCGCAGGAGAGACCGCAAGTTTTACAATAGAGGTTTGCTGCAATCGCCCCGAAACAATCGGCGAGGACGGCACCGGCGGCTATTGGGATAATGTATACGGCGACGGCGTAACACTCAATGCAAATACTACCGTTATGCTCGCAAACGCCGTAACGGGTATACGCGTAAATTGTCTTACAGCGGAAAGTAGCATAAATGTAGCGTTTTGCGGCTAATTAAAGAGGTGTAAAAAAATGGTAGACGGCTTAATAATTCCACGTACATATAACGATTATTTTTCACGTAGCGACCCGGCAGCAATCCGCCAGCTTGTCGCACAATACACAGACACAGCGCTTAGTACAACAAGCGAATTGCCCGTACAAAATAAAGTTGTTAAGGCGGGGCTCGACTCAATCGGAGCAATGATACCAGCGCAGGCAAGCGCACAGAATCAACTCGCCGACAAAGACTTCGTTAATTCTTCTATCGGCACTAATACGGCTAATTATATAAGCGACAACGGCGAGCCGTTCGCGTCGGTTGCTGCACTCGAGGCATATTCGGGAACGGTTACAAATAACGACTACGCCTTTGTAACGGGGACAGACGCGGCCGGAAATACTTATTATGACAGATACAAAGCGACCGTGAGCGGCGCCTCGGTTACATGGGCGAAAGAATACCGCCTTAATAATTCAAGTTTTACCGCTGCGCAATGGGCGTCTATACAATCGGGTATAACAGCCGAAAAGGTGGCGCAATACGACGCACTCGGAAAGCCTGCTAGTTTGGTGTACGAACGCGCTCGCTGGTTAAGGTTTTCTGCGACAAACAAAAAGGGCGTAGTTATTGCGGCAGGTACTACAATAATTGTCGGGGCTCACGTATTTACAGCCGCAACCGATACAGCCTTTGACTTATCGGAGGACATAACAACCGCCGGAAAAGATTATTTTATTTATTTAAATTGGGAGGACGGCGACGTATGGACTTTGACAGCGACTACGACTAAAAACGCAGACACAGCGACAAGCCGCTATATAGGGCGTTGTCATACATTGTGTGTCGCAGCAGGTGGATCGTTAACCGCAAAAATACCGGCCTCGCCTAGCAGCGGAATAGCAGCGGGCGACAAGGTACTCGTAAAAAGTTACGAGGCAGACGTCGACCCCGATTTTTATAACTTCTACAATAAGGCGGCACAGAGCGTTAGCGCTGGCTCATATTACGACGTTATAACAGTAGCCCACCCGCTCGCGGGATTTGCTGCGGGGGATATCCTGCCCGAGTCAATTTTCTGTTTGTCATGGAAACCGAAAACGTTATACGAAGACGGCATGGTATACGATAGAGATACTGATTCGTGTATAGATATATATTTACAGAGCGGAACGGGGTTAAAAACGAAATCAGAATATAACAAAACACACACCGTATCACGCCAGCAATGGAACCACCAAGAGGACATGAGACAGGTTGGAAAAAAGTTGTTGAATGACTACGAATTCACAAGTGCAGCCATAGGCTCAAACGAAACTACAAATATATACGGCTCGGCAGACGTAACAACAGTTGGCGGACACTCCGACACGGCAGGCCGTCGTATGGTTAGCGCGATTGGGTGCGAGGAAATGGCCGGCTACTTATGGCAATGGCTCGACGAGGTAATAGGAAAGAGCGACGAGAACTCATGGACTACAACAGATGGACGGGGCGCATTCGGTCAAGAATATTGGCAGCCTCGCGCTCTGCTGGCGGGCGGCCATTGGGATGCCGCGTCGGCTTGCGGCTCGCGTTGTCGTTCTGCGGGTAGCGGTCGCTCGACTGTCGATGCGGCTATCAGTGGGCGCGGGTCGAGCCGCGTTATACGGGGGCTTTAATGAATATCCCGGAGTTTAGCAGCCTCGTAGAGAATCATGTATTAGACGGGGATAAAATCAGAATTGACGACTTATTAAATAAAAGTATTGTAATAACAAATTATCATATATCCACAAGCAAGTTTAAAAGCAAAGGTTGCGGGTATTGCATAAAAGTACAATTCTATTTTGCGGACGATACAGAGGAAGTACGGAAAGTGTTTTTTAGCGGCTCGGGTGTAATTAAAGATCAACTCGAGGAGGCAAAAAGCAACCTCGAGAAACAAGGACAACCGCTGCTATTTAAAGCAACGGTAAAGAAAGTCGGTAATTATTACTCGCTTGTATAGCGGGATAATTATTAGTTATAAGTCTATAATCTGCTGGCAGGCGGCAATTGGAATAACACGTCGAATTGCGGCTCACGTTGTCGTAATGCGAATAACAGTCGCTCGAATGTCAATGCGAATATCAGTGGACGCAGGTCGATACGTAATAGGTATTTATAACTCCAATAAAAACGTGCTTACTTACGGCTGGACTTGTAACTATGGCATATAGCCAAAACACAAAACGGAGGGCGGCTTTGTTATCGAATAAATATCAAGCCGCCATTTTTTATTTATGAAAATATATAATAATTTATGGGGACAGTTTACCAGCAAGGAAAACTTCGAATTTGCATATAAAAACGCAATCAAGGGCAAGGGAAAGCAAAAACAAGTAAAAAGATTTAAAGAAAACGCCGCCGAGAATTTGGAACTCATACGGCAGAGTGTAATTAATGGGACGTTTCATACATCAGTATATAAAACAAAGACTATATACGAGCCAAAACAAAGGATAGTATATAAGCTGCCGTTTGCACCCGATAGAATTGTACAACACGCCATTATGAATGTATTAAAACCGATTTTATTAAACAAGTTTATTAACAATACTTATGCGTGCATAGAGGGACGCGGACAGCATAAGGCTAGTATTAAATGCAGCGAATACGTTCGTAAAAATAAATATTGCCTCAAGGGCGATATATACCATTTCTACCCCTCTATTAATCAAGAGATATTATCGAATATGCTGCACCGCATAATTAAAGACGCGCGTTTTATGGATTTACTCGACGATATAATCTTTAGTTATCCCGGCGGCTATAATTGCCCGATTGGGAATTATTGCAGCCAATGGTTCGGAAACTTTTATTTAACGCCGCTCGATAATTTCGTTAAACATAATTTAAAATGTAAAAGTTATGAGCGTTTTTGCGACGATTTCCTGCTATTTAGCAACAACAAAGACGAGCTGCGGGAAGATTGGCAGAGAATTATTATTTTCTTAAAAGATACTCTCGAGTTAAAAACGTCGCATATAGATTTATTCAAAACAAAGCAGGGCGTCGACTTCTGCGGATATCGTCACTTTGGAAAATACGTTTTATTAAGAAAATCTACAGCCCATAGAATGAAACGTCGACTTAAACGTATACGGGAAAATAAAGAGCTTGAGCCCGAGTACGTACAAAATAGTATTGCAAGTATGCAAGGTTGGCTCGCGTGGTGCTGCTCGTACAATTTTCGTATGAAATTAAAAATATAATTCCCAAAAACAGCGAAAAAATGACTATAAGCGCAGAGGGCGAAAAAGTGAGCATAATAACAGCTATTACACTAGGAATCACAATCGCAGGCTTTGCGGGCGGCATTATTACGGCCGTCGCTAAACTTGCGACCAAAACGGGGCGGCTTATGGAACAATTAGAGAGCAACGAAAAACGCGACACCGAAGAACGCGCAAAAGTCGAGGCTAACTTCAAAGAACTATACGGCCGAGTAAATCAGACCGAGTGCGACATTAAAGCGCAGGGAACGGCAATAAACAACCTCGTCGCTACCTGCTCGCGTATCGAGGCAAAACTCGACCGAGTAATCGAGGCGCGGGGATAGTATGCAGATTATACACGACTTTTTAACAATCAACGAATACAGCAGACCCGGGCGAAAATTAAAGGAAGTGCTCGGCGTTGTTTTACATTGGACGGCTAACCCGTCCGCAAATGCAAAAGAAAACCGCGACTATTTCGAGAATAAGAAAACCGGCTGCGGCGGCTATGCGAGCGCGCATTACATCATAGACCAAAACGGGCTAATAGTGGCGGCCGTACCCGAGTACGAAGTCGCATACCACACCGGCTCGAGCCAGCGCGACCCGGCAAGTAATAAGATATACACCGACGAGGCGCGCCGACGATTTGGAAAATACGCGAGCGAAAACAATAGCCCGAATAATTGTACTATTGGCGTGGAACTCTGCCCGATAGACGCGGCGGGTAATTTCAGCGACGCGACAATCGGCGCGGCTATTGAACTCTGCGCGGACATTCTCAAACGCTACAATCTGCCGGTAACGGCACTTACTACACATCACAACGTTGTCGGCTGGAAAGATTGCCCGAAACTATGGACGGAAAAACCGGCGCTATTCGAGGCTTTTTGCTACTCGGTAGCAGAGAAAAAACAACGGGGGTAAATATGGCAGACGAAACACCACAGACAGAAAACAAGGGAATAAAAGCAAAGGGCGCGAGCCTATGGGGACAGATTGCGGCGGCCGTTTGGATTGGCGGCTGGAATACGGCGCAATTTATAAAAGACCTCGCAGCCGGTACACACATAGACGGCCGCGACATTATTGTAAGCGGGCTCGCTATTGCGGCGTGCTTTACTCCCGTTTATTTTAATCTCGTTATGGATAAAATACGCGAGATCAAGTTAGGGGCGTAATTATGCAGACAATCATAATTATTTTAATTGCCGTTATCGCCGTTTTATTCGCTATCGGCTCGTCGTGGTTCGCAGCGAAAGAACGCAAGGAACGCAAGCAGGCAGAAAAAGAACTCCGGGAGAAAATCGAACATGAAAACAAAGCGGCAGAAATTATTAACGAGGCGAACAAGACGAAATCGGACGCTATTAGCGGCGATATTGATAACGACCTCAACTATATGGCTGGCAAGCTGCACGAGTACGCCAGCAAGTAAAACGCCCGCGCCGCGTATTACACCGCCCGACCCATACGACGCCGACGGCGAGTTAGTAATAAAGGCGCTCCACGCTGGCGACGTTTACCTCGTACCCGAGGACGGCGTATACTTGCCGTATTGGTATTGGCGTAAAGTGTTTAATTACATTGTCGATACGCAAGCGGCGCAGGATATAGCGGAAAAATGACTATATAGGCAGGAGGAAATAGACCTATGAAAAAATGGGGAATTATTGGCGCCGTGCTTTTTGCGGTAGCCGTAGCGTTTGGTTTTTTCTTTAAGTTTGACGGCTCAATTATTATCAGCCTTGCGGCTGCTGCGTTTGGTTTTACCGCTATTGTAATTAGCGCCGTTTCTTACGGAAAAAAGAACAACGTAAAAACATGGGCGACCGTGGTTATTATTGTACTTGCTGCAATCGGCGGCGTATTGTGTTGTATCGGCGGGCTTAATCAGTCTATATTCGCCGAGATCTCGGGCGCTGCGCTTGCACTTCTCGCCGTAATATTCGGCATTGTGTACGCAAAGAAAACAAAATAATTATTTATAAAACAGACCTCACCGCGCCGCCGTGCAACCCTCACCCGCTCGGCGGCGTTTCTTTTTTTTCTGCAATCAAAAAAAATGACTATATACACAGCGAGGCGCGACGCGTTATAAGGGCGCTATTCATTCTAAAACCGCAGCCGTGGCGACGGCGTAACAATTCACGCGTAAGGGGACAAAATGAAAAGAGAAGAATTACAGACACTCGACTTAACCGACGAGCAAATCGACTCGGTTATGAAACTCAACGGCGACGACATCAACCGCGAGAAAAGCAAGTTTGCAGACTACGACGCAATCAAGCAGCAGCTTGAAAAAGCAAACGCCACAATCGACGGCATGAAAGACTATGACGACGTTAAGGCAAGCGTAGCGAAGTACCAGCAAGAGGCCGAAACCGCAAAAGCAGAGGCCGAGGCGAAAGTAAAGCGCCTCGAATTGCAGGCGAAAATTAAGGACTTTACAAGCGATAAAAAGTTTGTAAACGACCTCACACGCGACGCAATCAACGCGCAGCTCGAAAGCGCATTGAACGACGACGCAAACAAGGGCAAGAGTTTAGACGACTTACTCAAAGCCCTAACCGACGGCAAGGAAGATATTTTCCGCGAGGAAAACACACCGACACCGCCACACGTACCCGGCATGGCTGGGGACAAGGGAGCCGAGGACGGCGTAACCGCTGCGTTTAAGGCATTAAACCCGACACTTAATATCTAAAGGAGATTTACTACTATGGCAGTAGCATTACAGGACAGATACAGCAAGTTAGTAGAGGCTAAACTTGCCGCAGAAATCGTACAGAAAGACGGCGTTATTTGGAATAACGACTATGAGGGCGACCCAAAAGCGGGCGCCGTAAAAATCCCGGTAAGAGGCAACGCGCAGGTTGTTTCTTATGACAAGCAGAACGGCGCTACAAAGTCGTTTACAAATGGCTCTTATGATACACTCGCTATCGACAAGGACTACGCCGTAAACGAAGTTATCGACGGATACGACGCCGCAGCCGTACCCGACAATATCGTAGCAAACCGCCTCGACGCTGCCGGCGAGGGACTCGCACTTCAGCAGAACACAGACGGCACCGTAGAATTGCTCGACAAGGCAACAGTAGCCGGACAGTCAAGCGCTACAAGCAAGTCAAATATTTACGAAAGACTCGTAGATATTGGTACAACTATGTCAAAGGACTACGTACCAAAAACCGGCCGCTGGGCTCTTGTAAACCCGGACACTATGGCATTTATTCGCAAGTCGGCAGAGTTTACCGCAGCAAGCCAGCTCGGCGACACAGTAAAGCAGACCGGCGCCGTTGGTATGATTGCCGGATTTATGGTATTTGAGGACGCAACACTCCCAGCTCACGCTAACGTTATCTGCGGACATAAAAATTGGTGTTGCCGTGTTAAAGAGTGGGCTGTTAATGTTCACTTGCAGAGCCTCGACGGCTCGGGCACATACATTGGCGCTAGCGCCGTGCAGGGACGCCGCATTTACGGCCACAAGGTAACAAACTCTAAGGCCGTTGTTATGGACT